GACCTAATGAACACCCCGATTTTCTACCGCTCGTGGTTACGGAGCTGGAGCGGGAGCCGGAGCTGGAGCCGGAGCTGGAGCGGGAGCCGGAGCTGGAGCGGGAGCTGGAGCGGGGGCCGGAGCTGGAACTGGAGCTGGAGCGGGAGCCGGCACGGGAGCCGGAGCTGGAGCGGGAGCCGGAGCTGGCGCCGGAGCTGGAGCCGGAGCGGGAGCCGGAGCTAATGAACACATCTGTTTTATACGGCGCATGGAGCGGGAGCGGGAGCTAATGAACACATCTATTTTATACGGCGCATGGAGCGGGAGCTGGAGCCGGAGCCGGAGCTGGAGCCGGAGCTGGAGCCGGAGCCGGAGCTGGAGCTGGAGCCGGAGCTGGAGCTGGAGCGGGAGCGGGAGCGGGAGCGGGAGCGGGAGCCGGAGCTGGAGCTGGAGCGGGAGCCGGAGCTGGAGCTGGAGCCGGAGCGGGAGCTAATGAACACATCTGTTTTATACAGCGCGTGGTTACGGAGCTGGAGCTGGAGCTGGAGCTGGAGCTGGAGCTGGAGCTGGAGCGGGAGCTGGAGCGGGAGCGGGAGCCGGAGCTGGAGCGGGGGCTAATTGACAGCCCTACCGGCCCGTGATAGCTCTCCCATCGCCGGACTTGTGGCGAGACCGGAGAGGGACTACAGACCCCGGCGGCGGCGCCCACCGTCCCGCCGGGGTATCTGCGTGAGGACACCCTTGACACGCCCCTCCCGGCGCCGTATAGGACGTGTGCGCGGATAGACTGATCCTCGACAAGCTGGGAAACCTTCGCCCAGCTTCCGCGCTTTTACATCTGAGGGCTCACAGCTTTGAAGGAGGCTGTCCAATGACCGCCATAATCCCATTTACATTCGAAACTTCTGAAATCCGCTCCATCGTTGATGGCGAGGGTAACCCCTGGTTCGTCGCCCGCGATATCGCCAAGGCGCTGGGATACGTCGACCCGAAGCAGGCCGTACACGATAATTGCAAGAAGGCGCAACGCGTTGAAAATATTGGGGGCGTCTCCAAGACACCCCTGCAAAATCAAACACTTATCATCCCACAATCGGATGTTGTCCGGCTCATTGCCCGGTCGAAACTCCCGGCGGCTGAACGGTTCCAGGATTGGCTGTTTGAAGAGGTGGTCCCGTCCATCATGAAGACCGGCGGTTACGGTGCGCAGATGGGAAAGCAGCTCTCGCTTGTGGAAATGTTGGATGCGGCTGCAGCTGAAATCCGGGCGGAGCAGTCGCGACGTCTTGCGGTTGAAAGTCGATTGACCATTGCTCAACAGGCTCTCGGTCAAGAAACGATTGAACACAAAATAACCAAACAAGAGCTTCAACTCTTTACCGGCCTTGAAAATTCCATAGCAATAGAGTCCCTGGCTAGTAAACTTGGTCTATATCCGGGACCGTTTAAGAAATATCTTCTTGATAAATACGTCTATTCGGGTGGCTGGCATTCAGGCGAACGACTTCTTGCAGTACCAAAAGACGAATTGCATGTACTTGATCAGATACTTGTTATGCCGGGTATGATGGACCCTAGGGGTGGTGGCTGGTCTAAGGCTGTATACGATTATTTGGTGACGCCATACGGCCAAAAACTTATGATAAAGCGCCTTAATAGTGGTAGACTCAACAGCCTGATTAAAACAGACTTACGGATAGTTGGAACCAAATGAAGCACGTCCTTACAGCCCTCGCAATCCTTACCCTCTCCAGTCTCCCTGCCGCCGCTCAGGATTGCTATCAGGACCAGTCCGGCGGGAACTGCTCGGACCGCAACGGCCACAGCCGGGCTTCCTCGGAATGGAGCTCGTCGGGCGGTCACAGCCGGGCCCGGTCGTCCTGGCAAGGACGGCGCGAGTCCCACGACCGCGCCGATAGCGACCGTAACCGCCACAGCCGTGCGGACTCCGAGCGCGACAGGTGACGCGTAGGCCTTGACATGGGGGAGTCTCTGCGATAATGTGCGGTCACCCAAAAGACCCTTCCGATACCGTTCAGCCCGCCGCGACTCCCGTCCGGCGGGTTGTTTGCTTATTTCGACCACCACTCACGAGGCATGGCGCACCTCAAATTCCAAACTGTCGCCGGACGTCGTCCCAACACGTCGCAAAGCAGGCGCATCCGCCCTCCCGCGCCACGAGGTCAAGCCAGGCGCGTTGGGCGCGTTCCCGCTCCGTCGGCTTGCGGGTAGCGCCTGGGGCGAACGGGTCGCCCCATCCCGGCGCCTTGCATTCGATGGACACAAACCGCCCACCCCATATCCCTACCAAGTCACTAGACTTTATCATCTTGTTACTCGCTGTACTGTCGTTCCCCAGGCCATAGCGCACCAGCCGCCCCCGCACGTCCTGTAACGCCCCACTATTGTTGCGCCAAAGGTGCATCCGTATCTTGGCTGCTTCAATACGAATATTGTTTTGCGTATCACCTTCCGTCATTTCGTCATCCACTCCGGTTTGTTCATCTCTAGTATACTCATACCTACACGGTCCCGCATAGCCTCCAACTCTCGAGTCGTCCCCAGCTGAGCCGTCAGCACGTCCACGCCGAACGTCGCCTTGAACCGCCTGTACGCCGCTCGCACACTGTCGCCACGCGCCACCATCTCGCCACCCCAACGGTCGATAGCGGCCTGGAGCTGCGCCTGGGCGTCCGCGCGCGCTCGCCACTTCTTTTCAGCGCCCGCGCGCGCCACCCCGCTCAATCCCGCCGGCAGAATGGGCGCGCTCGCAATGCGCTCCGCCCGGCCCCGGAGCGCCCGGAGCGTCTCCTCATCATAGGCCACGAGGTCGCCGTCAAGCATCTCAGGCCGCTCGCGCCCGCCGCCACTCCCTTTAGGGCGTTCCCATCCGCAGAAGGGGCACCGCGGCTCGAAGCCCTCATAGGCCAGCATGCACTCGGGGTTCCCGCAAATCTGCAGGCCCACGCTCGTCTGTGTCGTCGTCCGCCGCTCTGGCGTGTCCAGCGTCCATTCCCTGTGGCCGTCCGGCAGGCCATGGCACTGCACGTTGCCGACATGGTCAAGCAGTATCGCCGTCTTGCCGGGGCCGTCTGGGCGCATGGGGCGCATGGGGCGCATGGGGCGCATGGGGCGCATGCTCTGTTGGATGTACAGCCCGAGCGACATTGTCGGCCGCGCCATGGACACGCAATGCGCCTCGGGCAGGTCGTAGCCCTCGCCAAGGATATCCACGCTGACAATCTGTAGCAGCTCACCGTTGCGTATACCGCGGTTGATGGCCGTCCGCTCCGTCGATGGCGTCTCGCTGCTCAACACCGCCGCCGGTATGCCAGCCGCCCTGAACGCTTGCGCGTGCTCGCCAGCCAGCTCAACGTCAACCGCGAACGTTATGCCGGTCAGGCCGGACGCCAGGCGCTGATAGTGCAGGACGATGTCGCCGGTGATGGCGCTGGCCTTGGCTTCCTTCCCCAGGTCTCGCGCGTCGAAGTCATCGCCGCGCATGCGCACGTGGCTCATATCCATCCGCTGTGGCAGACCGTAGAGCTTGTAGTCAGCCAGGTGACCGCGCCGGATAAGCTCCCGAGCGCTCGGTCCCACCACCATGGTGTCAAATAGCCCGCCGCGCCCGCGCTTGAGTGACTTGCGGTCCAGCCTCACCGGCGTGGCCGTCCAGCCAATGCCGAGCGCTCCCGCTGCGTCGAGCAACGCGAGGGCTTTGCCCCATTTATTACCCTTGTGACCGTTTTCAGAGTCGACTGCTTGTAAATGATGGCTTTCGTCGCACTGCCAAAGCTTGACGTTACTTAGATCAACCTCGCGTCGTATCAGTGTATCAACACTGGCAATCATACGGTGACTATTGGACCGTATATAGTTACTACCAATAACGTCAACATGGAGTTTTATACAGTCGCGAATGAGAGCGTCCGGCGCTATGACACGGTGGGGAAGCCCTGCACGGGCAAATGTGAGACTCATCTGGCTCACCAGTTCTTGCCGGTGAGCCAGCGCTAAACTATCTCCGTCGCACTCGTCAGTAAATGATCGCATAAGGACGGTTTTACCGCTGCCGCAAGGCGCTACCGCCAGAACGTTCTGGTGGCCCTCCGCGTGCGCCGTGTTGATGCGGTCCCTCAAATCTATCTGGTAATCACGTAACATTAACGACGCCTTTTCTGAAACCAGAGCGTACCTTTCACCGCTCTTTCCGCAGTACCTTCGGAAAGTATACGATGCCACTCTTCTTTAATCTCGGCGTTAGTTGGTTCACGACCGAGCTTATCTTGTAATGCTTCATAAATGGTAGGCTTCCGTTCTTTAGCCGTCATTTCCCATAACCCTTCCGTAGCGCCTCGTCACATCCAAGCCCTATCACAAGTCGAAAGCTTAACGGTATGCGTCAGGCGGCTCCATGTGGCATAATGTCGCGTTGACACGGGAATGGGAAAGCTCTAAATGTCGTCTCACCGGAAATTAATCATAACCAAGAGTTACCATAATGCCTAGAATTAATCTCGTTTCTCCCGCTGGCCGCATTGTGTCTGGAAGTGTCAGTAAACCCAACCTCAAAGATATGTACGGGGCATTGCGCGAAAAGCCTCAATACTTTATCGCCCTCGCTGTCCCCAAAAACAGCCCTCAAATCCCCCAGCTCTTTCAGACTATCTTCCAGCACGCTCTGAGCGAGTTCTCACGCCATCATGACGTGTTGCGTCGCATCAATCTTGGCTTGCAGAAAAACACCGGCTTTGCCTGGAAGATTGAGGACGGTGACTTGCCGTCCATCAAAACCAGCAAGGTGCGTGAGGGTTGGCAGGGTTGTTGGGTGTTCAAACTGTCCACCACAATTGCGCCGTTAGCCGTGGACGTCAACAATCAGCCAATAGACCCCGCCGCTATCGAGACGGGTTACTATGCCGACGTGGCCTTTAGCGTTGCCGGCAACGACCGCGCCGATCATACCGCCGGGCTCTACATGAACCCCAATTTCGTCCGTCTACTCGGTTACGGTGAGCGCATCAATACCGGCCCGACACCTGACCAGGCTTTCGGCGCCGCCGGTCAATCGATGGGCTCTCCCACTCCGCTCTCGCCTGCCGGTATGCCGGGCGGTTACGCCGCGCCCGCGACTCAACCTCAGGGAATGCCGGGTATCGGTTACGGTGGCGGCGCAATGATGCAACCCACCCCGGCTCCAATGGGGAACGGATATGCGCCGACTGCGGCTCCCGGCATGCCGATGGGATACGGCGCACCATCATCAGCCTTGACACCGGCGCTACAGAGCCCGTCTATGTATACCGCGCCTGTAGCAGCAATGCCCCAACAGTCCCCGGCTACCCAGCCCCAGGGGAATAACCCAGGCCCTTTAGGCTTTACTTCTACTGCGGTTCCACCGGCTATGCCTGGCGTGATGGGCGGTGGACTTGCAGGGAGTGCCCAGCCCCAGGGGAATAACCCAGGCCCTTTAGCCCTCCCTGCCAACGTCCCGGATGTACAGGGCGGCGCGACCTTGGCCCCTGCCCCAACGCTCGGCATGACCCCACCGGACAATATCTCAGGGACTGTTGCCCTTTCTAGTTCCGACGCGCCAGCGCCAAGTATTCTAGGCTTTTCAAGCGGAGCGGCTCAGTAACACAAACAGGGCGTGGCGTCGTGTCACGCCCACAACTCTTGACGGGAGATTGAGTTGTGCAAGTAGAACCCGAACCAGTTATTTATGACGTGGAATGCTTTCCTAATGCGTTCACAGCAACGTTTAAGCCAGTGGGAAAGCCTGGGGTATTCTTTGAGATATCAGACAGACGACGCGACAATTACCACCTGTGGCATTATATAAGCAAGTTGCAACTTATGGTAGGTTTTAATAACCTCTCATATGACTGGCCAATGATACAACACTTTCTGGATAAACCGGATTGTGACGCCGCGTATATGTACCAAAAGAACTGTGAGATTATTGGTGGTCCTGACGAACGGGAGAAAAAAGAGCATATAATTTGGAACCCTGCTATTGAGCAGATAGACTTATTTCTTATCCACCACTTTAACAACAAGGCGAAGTCTACCAGCCTCAAAAAACTGCAATTTAATATGAGGTCCCGTCACGTCATGCAGTCGCCAATAGAGTTTGGCACCTGCTTGAGCTATGACGAGATTGACCAGACCATTCGTTACAACTGCCACGACGTGACGGAGACTGAAAAATTCTGGCTCATCAGTCAACCGGCCATCGAACTGCGGCGCGCCATCAACCCGCGCTGGATAAACCAATCGGACACCGGCCTTGGCCGCAAATATTTCGAGACACAGCTCGAAGCATCCGGCATTGAGTGCTTCGAGCGTGACGAGAGCGGCCGGCGACGGCCAAAGGTGACGCTGCGCCCCGGTGGCGTGTTGCTGGGCGATATCATCCTGCCTTACCTCCAGTTCCGCACGCCCGCCATCCAGGCGGCTGTGGAAAGGCTTTCCCATGTTTTGGTGCGGGACGATTGGGACGCTGCGGAGGGCAAGATGGTGCGGAGCGCCGCCGAGCCGGACGCTCCAATCTATGCGCGCGGGCCGAAGAAGGTGAGGGCCGAAGACCTTGAAGCCTACGGCCATCACATATGGTTCATGGAGGACTTCAGTACGCATAGTTTTGAGTTGGGCGGTATCGAGGTGACCATGGGCCTGGGTGGCATCCACGGCTCCATGGAGCGCGCCGTGTTGGCCGATTGCGATATGATGGACCTGGACGTGACGAGCTTCTATCCGAGCGTCGCCATTGTCAACGGGCTCTTTCCGGCCCACCTCGGTGTAGGGGTCTGTCGGGTGTACGATGTGTTGCTCGCCATGCGCCTCCAGAGCCCCAAGGGGACCGCTGAGAACGCCGCGCTCAAGTTGGCCTTGGTCAGTGTCTTTGGCAGCTCCGGGAGTGTTTTCACCTGCTTCTATGACTTGGCGTTTATGTTGAGCATCACCGTCAATGGCCAGCTGCTCATCCTGTCGCTTGCCGAGCTGCTGTTGACCGTCGAGGGTTTGCAGCTCATCCAAATCAACACTGACGGCCTGACCATCATCATCCCGGACGGTCAACGCGGACAAGTGGGAAAGCTCTACAAGGCGTGGAGCGAGGCCACACGACTCAACCTGGAGAGCAAAGACTATAAGCGCGTGTGGATTAGAGATGTAAACAATTACATCGCCGAAGACATGAAAGGTGATCGTAAGCGGAAGGGCTGTTACGAGGCTGAAAAGCAGTGGCACCAAAATCAGTCAATGACCATTATCAGACGCGCCGCTGAGGCAGCCATGTGTGACGGCGCGGATATTGAAGATTTTATCCGAGCCCATGATGATGACGGCTGGGAGTTTCTGTTGCGCCTGGACCTGCCTAAGACGGCTCACCTCGTCTTAGCTGACGGTAGTAAGCTACACGGTGTCGTCAGATACTACGTGGGGACCGAAGGCCAGACCGCCATCAAAGTAATGGGCAAAACCCACACTCATATTCACAAAGGCGCTGAGGCGGAAGTTATTGGCAAGCGCGGAAACTGGAAGTGCAGCAAGTGCGACTATTTCGCCAATATCAAAGCGAACGTACAGAAACATGTTGACGACGCGCACTCAAGTAAGATAGTCATCTGCCAAGAGTACAACGGTGAACCCATTCACTACGATATGAAGTTCTACGCAAACGAAGCGAGAAAGTTGGTGCTTACTTAATGCCGAACCTCGTTAACCCCGAGTCGCCCCTCTATCCTACCGACTGACAGCATAATAGAGCGGATATCGTTTTGCATAGTATGGTGTTCGTCTCTATTATCGGTCAGCTTCTTTTCGACTTCACTTATGTGGTTGTTGATAAGAGCTACATCACTTTTATGTACTGCCGGGTCGATATATCCGCTACTCGCTAATACTCCGAGTATTAGGGCTATAAAACAGCCAATACCTGCGATTGCTGGCCACGTTCGGATTAGATAAACAACGGATTGATAGGTTATTGACATGGGGTGCTCTGGGTTGCAAGGGCGGCGTAGACCGCCGCCCTTTATTGGTGTCAGGTGTTGTCGCTCACGGCACGCGACAGAGCAGTTGTGCTCGTCTCGACCTGCGTAGCCAACTCATCGAGCTGCGCCTGAACAGCCGCCTGTGCCGCCGGGTCGCTGGCCGCAATGGCTGCATCGAGCTTGACCTGGAGGTCACGCATTGCCTGTGCAAGCCGCGCGAGCAACGTCACGGCGCCCTCAATGACGGTCTTTTCGGCTTCAACGTCGGCGACCAAGCGGCTGATATCAAGTGACATTTTGTCCATTTTCCTATTTAAAGCATTGAGACTATTCATAAATAGCCGTTCGTATTCCATCACACGGCCTTAGCTACGTCAAGTGAACCGTCCGTGCTGGCGGGAACTGACGGCGCAGTGTAGGTAAACGTCTTGTCGCTACCAGCGACCGGCGGCTGGTAGTTGGCCAGCTGAGTGAGGAACTGTTCCACCAGGGCCTCGGTGTTGGCGTTGGATGCGCCGATGACACCCATGTGGTTGACGGCCGCCAGAATGCTCACCAGGACGCCAGCAACCGCACTGATTGTATGCATGGCGTCGACGCCAAAGCCGGACGCCCCCAGGCCCGCCATAAGAGCGCCGATGACAATGGTTCCGATATTGGCGCTCGCTCCCGCCGGGGCGACGTTGTAACCCGCGGTTGAGGTAGTATTCTTTACGATATCCCCGACAAGACCGGGAACAATACCGCCGACAATGGCAGTGATGATTTGTAACATTGCAGCAACTCCGATTTGACTATCAGCCACGTTGGGCGTAACCAAATCCGTTAAATTCCTCCGCGAGATAGAGGGGATGTTCTATACTCCAATCTGCGATTTTGTCAAACTTTTGAATGCGTAATGCATCTACCGCTCAACCGCACCACACGGCCCGCGCCCCTTCGGCACAAGCCGTGTGGTGCGGTTGAGCGAGAGCGGGTTCACTTAGGTTGTGGCCATGCGTAGCCAAGTACACGCGTTTTAGGGAACGTCTCTTCGCTGACTACGCCAGCATTTCCCTGATTTCCTGCAAGCAATGTTATGTGGTCGTCTGTAAATCCTGTAACAAATCCAACATGACCTTCTGAACCGTTCGGGTCATTGCGCCACAGGATTGCGATACACCCGATTTTAGGCGCTGAAAGCTTTGTTGCAATCGCCGTGTTGAGATAGCTTCTCGCCATGAGAGAGCCTGTGCGCTTCATGCCCGCCCGATGCAGCATCGCGCCACAGAAGGCCGCGCACCAAGCCGTGGCGCTCGTGTGAACCTCGGAATGCCCGGCGTCTTGGAAGAACGTCAGAATTTTGGCGTCATCCCGTCCTTCACGGTCGCCAAGTTCGGCTTTTGCTAAGTCTAACCAACGGTTGCGTGTAAATTCAGCGTCATATTTTGGTTTAGACATATGCAATACACGTCAAAACTGAGATGTTTACGGGACGGGTTTCAGCGCCGGATGACGCGTCTGTTGTAAACCCGTGGGTGTGCGTGGCGCTTTCGGTGTTCGTATTCAGGCTCCCGTGTGCGCCATATGCCGCGCCAACCAGGGTCATGTCATAGGCGCCGCCAGCGTTGGTAATGGCGTATGAATGAGTGTGCGTGGCGCTCTCGGTGCCTGTCGTCCCTGTGTGCGTATGGGCTAACGTGGCCTGTGCCTGGATAATACCGGCAGCTCTACCATAATCAGGACCTGCAGCGTTAGCCGGGTTATATGACCGTCTAAAGTAACCTCTCAAATCAGGAAGTCTAAAAGTTGTACTCCCGTCGCCATCAGTAAATAGACCGTAATAACCTGCCGCCCAAGTACCCTCCGTTGTTATACGGCCAGTAGTATTGGCAAACGTCCATAATGCAGGGTAAGTTGCTCTAGCCAATACGGCACCATTCCCGTACAACCACCCAGTCGGTATGGCTGTACCTGGGAAATCCGCAATCATGCCGACAGTGCTTGCAACGGAAGTAGTCGCCGGTAATACCAGTCGTGTTCCGTTCGTGGTGTCACACACCGCGACGTAACGCCCGCCCTGTGGTATTGTAACGGGCGTTCCCACTCCCGCCCCGCCGTAAGTCACCACGTTGGTGAGCGTCACGGTGTAGTCACCGCTCGTCAGGTTTTCGACGAACAAAAATCCCTGACAGACCGTCGACACAGCCACGTTAGCCCCGAGTGTGCCAATAAGCCGTAGGATTGCTGAACGGCTTTCAGAGGCAGTCAAGTTAACTGCGCTACTGGCGAGCGTTTTGGTTGTTATCCCGCCCAAGTTCCGGTCAATAAAGGTGAACGGATAGTTGTTGAGGGCGTCTCCCCATGTGGTTGTCACGCCCTGTTCGGGGAGTGGGAAAGCCTTATACGTCGTTGTCGGCGCGGTCATTACTGTTCAGTCCCTCTGTTCATGGCCAAATAACCTTGTGTGCCATGAGATGGCGCGTAGCGCTGCAAGGCTTCGGCGATGGCGTTGGCTCCACCAGGTCGATGCATGAGCGCGGCGCGGGCGAAACGCATACCTTGTTGACTGTAGAGCATCGGGAGGATACCCGCGACAGCGGCCATTTGAGGACTGACAACTGCCGTTCCACCAAGTAATGCTGTTGCGAGCGTGCGTTCAGGTGTACCAGAGTTCGGTATGGAATTGGGTAGCGTGCGTTTGCCCATCACAACCAAATCTTTCATCATGGCGCGATTGGTTGCTTTATTCCACAACGATTGCTCTGATTGGTTTACCGCTGTACTCAGTTGATTTGGATTAAATAGACCTTCATGCGCCTCAGCTGGCTTTGAGGCGACGGCTTTTTCAAAGCGCACGAAGTTAGCCCAACCACGGTTGACCTTCTTAAGGGCCTTACCAACACCTGGGTTTTGGTCAATAAGTTCTTTGTCAATTACTTCTCTGATATGACCAACATATTTGCCCAAGAGTTGATCATTCATGCTTTGCGACGATGTGAGTGTCTTTTGGGCGCGTCCAAGTTCCGAGGTTATACTTTGTATAGTCTTACCATCGGCAACCTGAGTGGGGTTGTCGAATATCTTTCCTTGTATTTCGTTACGAACTATTCTGTCAAAATCGGCTATTTGGTCAGCGGCAAGCTCTCTATGAGCATTTTTGACCACATCCGCCAAATCGTATTCAAGCTGTGGTGTGGCCTTAATCGAGCTTATGCCGTGAAGAATTTTGTATTGGTCATCAAGCACTGTCCCGACATGTTCGGCCATTTCATAGCCGGTACGCATATGATTAAGAGCAGAAGAGAACTCTTCGTCGCCAAGAGGCGCTAAGGCGCGCTTGGCCGCCGCTACATTGTACGTCCGGTAGGCGTCGGCCTGAGCGTTACGAACGAATGCACCGACAAACGGTAAATTGGCCGCAATATCTTCGACATACTTGGGGAGCCCTCCCATCATCTGACCGGGCGTGAGCTTGACGCCCTCGCTCATAAGGCCGCGCGCTTCCTGTGTGATTGGTGGCATGATGGCGCTACCAACCGCGTGCGCCGCCGGGCCCATGATGGCGCCCGCCAACGCGCCGCCACCAACTTGGGTTGCTTTCTCAGCCGGATAGCTGGTCTCTGGACTAGTGACCACGGGCTCGGTCGCGCCGTAGGCCGCGCCGGTCGCCGCACCCGTCATGGCCATGCGCCCGAGTGTTGCGCCCGCGCGTGCCGTCCGTCCGATGGCCGCGCCGGGTATGAGGTTGACGGGCGACAGCATATTACCCGCGCCCGCGAAGTAGTCCCAGTCGGCAGGTGTCAGACCGGCTTCTTTGCGCGACGCCTGATAGAGGTTGTGAAGCTTGTTGACGGTCGTGTCCGCCGTCTCGGAGCCCATACCCACGGCGTGTGTCAGCAACTGCGCGCCGCCTGCCACGGGTTCGGCCATGCCCTGCAGCGTCCGGCCCGCACGGGACGACCAGAACGCACCGGCTTTCTCTTCTGGCGCGTCATTGCCGGGTACGAGATGGGAAAGCCCCGGCAACAATGTAAATTCGTCAGCCATTATAGTGCCCCCACTTGACGTAAGTAATCTTGCGCATATTTAGTTGCGGCTGTTCTGTCAGCCCCTTTACTCACTGCCGTATCTATTTCGGCCTGAGCCCGTTTGATAAGGTCGGTATTACTCATTCCAGCCGGGCGTTTTACAGCCGGATTTTGGTTGCTTTCTCCTTTCAATCGCGCCATCACTTTCTTTGACTCTTCGTCAAAAACGTCAAGTTTTGGTGCGTTTCTAGGGATATGTTTATTGTAATCGCTTTCTACTGATTTAGAACGCCCTTCGATAAGATGACTATCCTCAGCCAATACTCTACGGATTGTCTCCCTGCCTTTAGCCGGGTCGTAGTCTTTTAACAATTCGTCTCGTTCGGAAACGGTTGGCGACGCGCCCGTAATAGCTTTAATCTTTTCGTCAACCACCTGCTTTGAAACGTCAATGTATGCCGAAAGGTCAGGGTCGTTAGTTTGGTTCCTGAACCATAACTTGCCGGTATTCAAAAACCTACCACTACCACTAGACGGCAGCTTATCGGCCAGGTCGTACAATTTACCAGCGTGCTGATAGAATGTATTTGCGGCCTTAATGTTCTTTGACATACCTTTGTCCGGGTCGTTCCATTTCTGAATAAAGTCGTAACTCCCCTCATTAAAATCAGGGTACGCCGTGCGTACAGCGTCCGCTACAGGTTTGGCCGTAGGGTTATACTTGCTTGGTGTCGGCATTTTAGCCAATCCCTGACCAACTCTACGGGCTTGCTCCGCAATATACGGGTCGAGTGTCGCAAGGTGCTCTTCACCCTGCAAACCGCTTTGTTTTGTTGCAGGCGTCCCCAATACTTCGTTTGCCGGTTTAATGGTATTGGCAGCTGAGTCAATAAAGCCGTAACGAGGCGTTCCGTCACTGTTCTGACCGATAACCCCGAAAGACTGCTTGGCCTGGTTGACCTGCTCTTGCTGCAAGGCGAGGTGAGCGGTGTTTTGCTGTGTCTGTTGCGCCAGCTTCTGGCGGTCCAGCTCGCTGCCCATTTGCGCCTGATAGGCCTGTACGCCCTGACCGACGCCGCCGAGCCCGCCGGCAATCAACCCCATACGTTCGGCCTGGTTGAGCCCGAGCGGGTTGAAATCAATCCCCAGAAGCCGTTTGAGCACGCCGCCACGGTCAGTGTCCGCCGCCGCAGCTGGCGCGGCAGGCCGCCCTTGCAGTTTATCGATTAACGCCCCCACCGAGCCCTTAAGCCGGAAGGGTTCTGCGGTTTGCGGCGCAGCAAGACCCGCAGCCATACCACCGGGTGTTGGTATCGGTGGGGACGCTCCGGCCTGTGGCTCAAGAGGTTGTCTACTGCCTCCAGATGGCGCTTCCCCACCGAGCAACATTGCGGCTTCGTCGCGCCGCCGCGTCGTCAGACCGTTGCTGACACGCCGCTCACCGTTGACCGTCTCGTGGTTATAGCGCGACATTTTCTCCGCAGCGCCCTGGAAGTCGCCACGGTTGATGAACGGCATGATATCAGCCAGTCCACCCTTGCCGGTCCCGAGGTTGTAACCAAAGGACACAAGCGCATCGTGTTGTTCCTGGGTGAGCGGGACTGCGGCGTTTTTGATAAGATAGTTACTAACCGTGCCCGCCTCTACGCGCATTCGCCGCTCGGCTTCTTCAGTGTCTATGAATGTTTCGCCGGGTTTGGCTTGTGTGCCGTAACCGATAGACACTTGCTTGTTGTCCCAGAACGGCTTGCTCGTAAAGCCCTCATGCTGCTTCAGGAAGTCCACGCCGTTGTCGGATACGCCTGTAGCGGGCTCAGCGACCGCGCCGGGTGGCGGCGCAACGTCCGAACCAATGGGAGTGGGCGCGCCCAGCGCGGGCGACAAGACGCTCTTGGGGATTTCCCGACCGTCAGGGCCAACCCGGAACGTGCTAACAGGCGCTTGCGGTATCTCTTGGGGCGCTGGCGCCTGTACGGGGGTTGCCAACGCGCCCAATCCAGGTTGTGCCGCCGGGGTGGCTGTCGTTTCCTGAGGCGCGGGGTTGGCGACCGGCGTTGGGGAAGGCGCTGTGTAGCTCGGTTGAGAGCGCTCAACGGCGCCGCGCCACCAGTCCTGTAGCCTCGATAAGCCTGTAGACCCTGCATTCTCACCAGGGCGCGTTAAAGTCGGTCCTTCCTGCGTTTGTGCTGCGGCTTCACGTGCCGCGGCTTCAACTTGCTGAGCGGCCGCGCGCGCCTCACGCTCGCGTTCCGCACGCAGCCATTGCGGGGCATCTTCTGTGTCGCTGATACCCGCCGCAATCCCGCCGCCATCGAGCCGGTGTTTGACCGCGTCCGCCGTGGCCAGGTCGTAACGGACCGTCTTTGCGCCGTTGACGTTGCCGACTGCCTCCGGGTGGCGCTTCTCAACCTCTTGGGCCATGAGGCCTATGCGCGTCGCCGGGTCGCCCTTATAGTTGTACGAGTAGACCTGCTGACCATCATTCAGCTTTCCCACTTGGTGGATGTTGGTTTTCAGCCGCCGGTCACTGAACAGCGCGGCCAGCGCATCGCCCACACCTTCAAGAGCTGCTGCACCACCCTCGCCAGCTGCGGTTGCTCCTTCACCGGCAGCGCCCGCGCCCTCGCCAGCCGCCGCGGCTCCTTCACCGGCAGCGCCCGCGCCCTCGCCAGCCGCCGCGGCTCCTTCACCGGCAGCGCCCGCGCCCTCGCCAGCCAGGGCGCCCGCCTGACTTTGCGCGCCCGCCGAGCCAATGGACATGGGAGAGCCTGAGCCACCTCCGCCCCCAGCCGGCGCGCCAGAACCGCCGCCGGTCGTCTTACCGCCGGGCTGGTCCAGCTTATCCATCATGGAGTTCAGTTTCTTACGTGCGTGCTCGCCGAGCTTGGGCATACTGTGTGTCTGCGCTGGGACGATAGCCGGTGGGGCCCCAAGGTTGAGCGTCGGGATGGTCATCGGCTGCAGGTAGTTGACGCCACCGCCGTCGAGACGGTGAACCGCACCGCCATCTTTGAACATGCCGAGCACCGCTGCCACGGTTCCCCAGCCACCACCCGGACCTGTGGTCGTGTTGGCCGAACCGTTCGTCGATGACGTGCCGGACGACTGATATTGGCCGGTCGTGTCCTGTGTACCCACCAGGCTCGATGTCCCGGCCGTGGTATTCGTGCCGGTCATGGAGCCAGTTCCGCTCGTCTCGGTCCCCATCATGCCAGCCGCTTGCAGCGCCGCCGTGCGGTCAGCCTGTGCGGCCTGTAGCGCCTGCGTATAGGCGGTATTGTTCAGATTGGCGATGGTGGTGGCGTCGTTCAGCCCCTGGCCGCGCATGAGTTCCGCTTGCGCAATCTTGGCGCGGCTACCACCAAGCGCGTTCTGGCCAATGGTGTTACCCCTAAGCGCGTTCTGCTGTACAGCGTTATTGGCCTGCTGTTGCCCTACCGTGGCGTTAATGACTTGTTGCTGATAGGGGTTCATATACTGCTGTATTTGGTCAGCGCCGATACTGCCAGAACTGTAGCGTTTTAATATATCCATAGCAGCCTGAATAGGACCGCTTCGGGACTGTTGAGACGTATTCTGGTTAACGTTCGTCGTACTATTGTTCGTACCGTATTGTGAAGTATTCGCTTGGCTAGACGACGTGCCTTGCTGATTGGAATTGGTCGTGCTGCTCTGAGTGGTGTTAGATGTATTCGTCATGCTGCACGCTCCTTGTGTTCAGCATTAAGCAAAAAGTAGGCCCCTGACTGCTTTCCCAGTCTCCGCTCGTACAGTCGTATCTTGGCAGCTGTACGACTGGTGGCGATGACGCCTATAAGCAGCGGAACATCGAGCCGTTGAGCGCTTGTTTTGGCAAACTCTACCAATGCCTTGGCGTTATCCGACTTGCGAAACTCTGGGCGAACAAAGGCGAACAATTCTTCAAGGTGCAATTCTTCAGTGTACCAGAACTGACCGACCGTCAGATAGATAGCCGCCTCGATAGCGCCGACCGGCCCGATAAGACCCATGATGGCACGGTTCTGGTTTATGCCGCGCCACGCGTAATCTCTAATGCGCTCCTCTGAGAGAGGCATAAAGGCGTTCTCAGCGTGGATAAGGCGTCCCAATTCGAGAATTTCGTCAATATCCTCAGGTGTTGCAAGTCTGACTTTCTTCATTCTTTCACTGGCCCCGGAAGGTTTTGACGGCGCTTAATATCCGCGTGGCGGACGCCTACTATCCATTTGTCGAACACGTCGTGTCCGCCGTGTGTCTCAACGTCCTGTGGCGACACCACGAATTCACCGTCGCTCAGTTTGCATTTGACGCCTCCGCCCGTGGCGCGAGTGGGAACGCCCTTGCCGGGGAACATGCGCTTCAGGTGGTCAAAGCCGGCGGCAGTATTGCCGTCACCGAGCGCGCTTACGACGTCGGCGGGAATGACATAGGCCCCATCCGGGACGTCGACCGGCAACACGTCGGCGCGCCCGCCGGTAGCGCCCTTGAGCGCTCCCACATGCCCGCCACTGGCGCGCGACGGCTTGACGCCCGCAGTTTTGAGCGCGATGGCCAGGGCCTGGGCGTAAGGGTGTTGTTCGGTTTTTAAGGGCATGCTGCTCAACCTATATTTATAAACATGTAGGCGAATATTTCAGTACCCGCGGCATTACCACCGTCCGCCGTGTATACGGTAAATCCCACGCCAACACTGTTGACGAAATACAGGTTACTTGAACCGCTCATTAACGTAGCTGCCGCCGCATTCAAGGGTGACAGGAAGACAATCGCCCCTAATTTGAGCGCTGGCTCTGCCACGACCTTACTGGCTGCAGCGGCCATTGTGAACAACCCGCGCGTGGCGTGCAATGGAAAAGCGTCTTTCAGGGTGTTGACGAGCGCCCCCAGGTTTTCGTTGAGCCCCTTGGCCTGCCCGAGCATTGCCGTATTGCTTTGCTGGGGCATCGTCGTGTTGGGTTGCTGGGACATGGTCGTATTGGTTTGCTGGGGTAGTATGCTATTATTATACTGTAACACCATTATTATCTGCTCCCGTCTTTGGCAAATCTCACACGTAGATGACCGAGACGCCAGAAGCTCCCGATATCATTACTTTCAACTTTGAACTTTATTTGCCGTGCGCGCACGCGCTTACTGATGAATTTATTGGATTTGGTGACAGTAAACGGCCCATAAGTTCTTGGCGTATCACCTGGATACTGAACGGCATAGACGGTTATATCAATCGATGCATCGTCAATACCGTCATATTCGCCCCATTTGAAGTCAGGAAAGATACGGTCGACAAAGGTGCTTTCCTCACCTTCGGCCACGTAAATCCATGCCGTCTCAAAACTGGCATTTAGTGGATGACCGTCGGCGTCATAGCCGCTTTCATGAGAAAATATAACACCCGTACTATCCGTTGCAACTGGATTACCTACTACGGACCTATCAAGCCAAGTGTTACGTTGAAGGTCGCCAATATCCCATAGCCCATCGAGAATATTGAGTTTTACGTATTTGTCCGCAACACTTGATCCAGTGGACGGATAGAAGAACCATATTTCGTTAAAGTCACTATTGACGCCAGCGTGGCAGAGATCGGCTTTGGTTAGGTCAATATCCTGAAAAACGGCATCCCAAACAGTACATTGTAGGGGTGTTACCGTGCCACCTGATAGACCGTAAAAATTGCTCTTGCCCATCCAGAAAACGGCGTCGCCTATCTGCGCATGCGCGTGCTTGGCGATTAGGCCGCAACCGGTCGACAACTCTGTGAACCCGAACACGAGTGAGGCGCCGATATAGTCCATACTCCAAACGCCCTGGTCCGTCCAAATCAAAGAGCGGTGGGGCGTGGCGGCGCCGCCCATACAACGGCTCCCTGTCGGAATGCGATAGCTCCCCGCCTGATTGGCGGCTGTATCCGTCCAGTCCGTGAAGTTCTCACTGTCACACCAGCGCACCATGAGAGGGTCCTGGTAGACCCCAATCTCTCCACTCACGGTAGAGCCGTACGCCACTATCATTTGCTGCGCGTTAGCTATAAATGAGCCTATGTTGAATATTGGGGCCTGAGTTATCACGGAGCTGTTTACAAACCCGCTATTCGGTCCCCAGTAGAACACGCCGCCATTCTCAGGCGTACTGATTAACAATTCACCCCAATTCGATAGGCTCCAGTCCGTGGCGGCTATGTCAGTCCCGGTATCGGCGCTTACAGCCGTACCAGTGCCGTACACGCCAGAACCGTATATACCAGAACCATACGTGCCGCCGCTCGCAATAGGCCCTGTCGCCAAATAATAGAGTATGCTAAATGGTTCGCTTATGGGGCTGCCCGGTGTTGATGTTGCGATATTTGCAGCCGTAATGACAATATTATCGGTATCTGTAACTGACTGCACCGTGTATTTACCGGTAATTGTCAGTCCACCACCCGTAGTTGCATTAGGGAATACTACTGTATCACCGGCAAGCAGACCGTGAGCGACTATATGAACGGTTACGTTCGAGCTACCGCTTGTTATGGTGAACGTAGGAGTTGCGCCGCCATTGGTGACACTACCTGTGGCGTTCGCGCCTGCCTGAATACGATAGACGCCTGTAGAGACATACGTTGTAACCTGATACATCCCGGACAGCACAAGCCCGCCGACAATCATCGGAGCGCCGAGATATATCGAGTCATAACCTGTAATCGTCGTAACGTTGGTGTCGGTTATAGTGACAATATTGCTTCCGGTGGTTGTCGTGAAACTCACCGTGGGAGCGCTCAACAGGGTCTGCGAGGAGATATTACGCGGCACGCCGTTGCTCAGGTCATAGAGCGAAGTGGTTGTCGCCACGGCAAGCCGGTCGGCCGTGGCGAGGTCTTGCCAGGCGTGAGTAGCGCGCGGAAGCCCGCCGACGGCTGAGCTTATGAAGCGTTCCCACCCCCCGAGCTTTTGGAAACGTCCGGCCTTGAAGCGCCCGAGATTGGTCGCAGTGTATACGCCGCGATTGTCCGTGTCGGTCAGCTCGACGTTAAGACCGGGTTGCAGCGCTATAGGAGCCCACGTCATTTGTTAAGCCTTCACGCTTGCCGGTAACGGGCTGTTGGAGCTGATAAACAGTTTGCGCAACTCTTCGGCCTTGGCGCTGGCAAATAGCGCCTGATATTTGGTCTCCCAGCTCATTGCCTGTTGCGGGTCGGCTGACTCCGCTCCGTAGTTTTTGAGTAATAGCGCGTTACCACTACACATGGCCGCCGCAAAGAACAGGTCGCTGAGGTAGGTCGATAGAAACGTTGCGCCGTTATTAGCGCTCAATGCTGTCGGGCGTATGGTGCCAATGACCTCAAATATCCAATCAGAGCTAGGGATAGGCCCAACAACAAGTCTGTCGTCATCGAGCCTATAGAACACCTGCGGCTTTGTAGTCCCGACTGGCGCGGTTGACGGCCATACGTAGTCAATCACGTCTAGCGTTGCCGGTAGGAGTTTATATTTTGTGTAACCATCAATGATATTAACCGCGTCAACCACGATTATATGACCATTCGTGCTTGGCAGCGTCGCATAACGAATATTTGTCGTCATTGCGCCCGTACTTATCACTGAGCACGAAACAAGGTCTAGCTCTCGATAGAGCCGCTGTTCCGCCTCATCAATTATGGACGGCAATAACGCCAGAAAATCCGCGTCGTTTGAGTCAACGACAAGGCCAAGCGCCAGAGCATTGAGGAATGTAGAATAGGTATAGCTCATTTACACCCTCACGTGATAGTAAATGTCAAACTGCCAATAGGGATAGTAAAGTTATCACCGATAGTAACGTGTTTAGGCGTGATAACGGCTTGTGCTATCATATTCCCATCGGTGTTGCTATTCCAGATACTCACGTAAGCTATTAATGCAGCGTTTTGACTACTTGCGGTTATGATGATGACCGCCTGTGACGCAATAGCCGAGCCGCTAGCCGCAACTGAGAACACGGATGTAGGCGTCAAGGCGATGCGATTGGCGGTCCCATTCATCAAAAGAAGTTGTTCGGTTCCGCCTGGTAAAGATGCGTCCGACACCGTCAAATAACGTGTGGCGGCTGCAGGCGGGGTTGTCTTCCCAACAACCCAATCCAGAACGTAATCATCAGTTAGACTTGTAAGGTCACCCATTTATTTACATTCTTTCTCAAGATTGGTCATGCGCTCCTCAGTACCCCATACAGCTAAACGCGATCACGTCATTATCCGCCATGGAGCCCGTAAACGTGACTGATGTGGTTGTGCTTGATGTTTCGTTCATCAACCCGGTCGGCGCCGTCTGGTTGTGAGCGCTGCATGTGAATCCATGCGCGGCCCCCTTGGTCTGCGCCAGAATGACAGTTCCCCCAACGCATGCGCCGTTCGCCACAAATGAACCCGCATTGTTGGCTCCGACTTGAGTCTTTATGGCACAAGTGCCTGTTGCTGTTGGTGCGCTGCCGTTGCCCATGAACCCTGCGGAGGCTGTCGCGCCGGTTACGGTAAGGTTACCCCCCATGGCGACGGCTTCTTCGCCTGTCGACGGATAATTTCCGAACTCCTGTTGCTGCGTCAGCGTCCCCGCTAGGCTTAGGCTACCTGTGACATTGTCTGTAGTATCATTGCCAATAATTATTGCGCCAGTTACAGTTCCACCTGTTTCGAAACGTATTCCATAGCGTTGGTTTGACGTATACTCAGCAATATTCCCACTTCTGTTTCCGATAAGAGTAAGCCCGGTTGCAGATGTAACGTGGATGCCATCCGATACGCCATTGTGTCCCTGTGAATTACCGGAAATTAAACTACCGTTTATGGTAATGCTGTCGCCAGACTCAATCAAAAAACCCTCTTGCTGGTTGTTTAGACTGCGATGGGCGGTAAAGTTTAATCCACGTATCGACCCACCTGTATTGGCGATGTGCACTCCGGCTTTAGCGAATGAAGATGACCATGTTTCCGTAAAAAACATTCCTGACACACTGCCTGTCCCTGTTGGCGCAATTAGTATACCGTCACCAGACGATGTATCAAATGTAGCACCAAGCCCGGACATCCACTTTACAGTTTGGCCATTGCCTGGATCAACGAGAAGAGCTGCTATCCCACAATGCAGATACCCTCCATACATAATTTTTGAACCGCCGTTCTGAACCGCTTCTATGCACGCGCGAGGTTCTCCACCAGCCATCTGTCCATAGCTAGTGTCCATAACTCCATTGACAAGTATCTGATCCGATGCCCCATTTACATATACTCCTACGCCATACGTCGGTGTCGTCTCCCTTATGTCAAAAGCATCCATTCTAAGAATCGTTGCTTTGACAATAAATGCTTGAAACATATGACGTGTATGTATCCTGTTTACAGATACATAGGTGCCGCCGCGCATGTCGATACCGCCACCGCCAACCCTAAAAAAATCACTATCCAAGAAAAAATCGGAGTAAGACACTGTTCCGGGGCTGTTACTCGGTTGGCGTATAATGTCCTGATCTGGACTAACGCCTTTAAAATAAGTACTACCCCACCCGGCGCCTTCAAATCTTATTGGGAATGCACCAACAAGGATATAAGAGTTCAGATTGTATGTGCCTGTTGGCGAAAATACTACTCCGCCATTTGGGCTCAATGAGTCGATGGCGTTCTGGATAGCAGCCAAATCATCATGTGCGACTACTTGGGTCGTTGCGGCAGTCGTGGCTGTGGCGGCTAAAGTGAGCGTCGTGGTCCCGCCTCCTGCGGAAACTGTCGTGATTTTCCAGTCAGCTGCGGCGGACGCTGGTGGCGTTGCGCCAAGCCAATCCGGGGCCGTGATGGCGGCTAAGCCATAATCATTCCATGCCACTACGGTTCCTGGAAGCACGGCCCTAAGCGATAAAGCTCCCGCAATATTGCCCCACACGGCGCAACCCGCCGGGGCTGTCCCGCTTGGCGCAGTCCAACTTACCGTGTTGTAATTCGTCAGGCTAAGCGTGGCGTTGCCCGTTGCAGTCGCGGCAGTCGACAGAGCCGCACCAATGCCGCCATTGCTATCGAAGCAGCTTACGGTATAGGTATAAGTCGTACTCCCCGGCGTCCCCGCGTTGACCACACCAAGCCCCGTAGGGGAATTAAGCGCATACGCCGCTCCCGCGTGGTTGACGCGGATACCCTGTCCGTTTGCGAAATCAATAGCCGCGGCGAGCGTGAGTGCGGCGGACCCAGCGTTTATCGTTCCGGTCGTGGCGGTGTTGGAACCGCTCGCGCCGAAGTCCTTGGCATTGATAGGGCCGTCCTTGATATGGGCGTCAACATATCGTTGGATGGCGCCCGAACCGCTAGCGGTAAACGTCGTGTCGGTCGTGTCGGGCGCTGAGAACGTGCCATCGTCACGGTTAAAGGTGTGTTGCGCTACGGCGGACGAACACCAAATAGTAATCGATATAGATGCTGCAAACAGAAGCTTACCGTATGACATAGTTAAATATCCTATCAACGTAAGAATTATTCGCATGGCTAACGGTGAACGAACCAGTGCCTACTACTATCCACATGGATGTTAACGCCGCCGCTGCGTGCTGCGTTGTAGCAACTGGAATAACGACGCTTGAGCTTGTGCAACTGGCGTCCGTCACCGTGGTAGATGTGGTGGATGCTGTCAGCGTGAATGCACCCACCCTTGTCAGATCCTCTGCCATGGGCGTAATCATGACATGCGCGCCGCCGCTCAAATCGAGTAGAGAGCCGGTAGTTGAGCCGCCAAGCACCCGCGTCAACGTGGTCCCTGATGCCGTGTAGACGCCCGTACCATACTCAATAGTGGTCGGAGCTAAACCAGGGTCCGCAATGGCGTAGCGCACCAGCGTAGCATTGGGAACGCCCGCATCGGCGAATGAGCGATATGGCGGGGTAGCTGAGCCGAGCGTAACTGTCCCACTGCCGGTGGTCGTGGTGGTCATACGGACCATGTCAAAAAGCTGTGGTACGGCCATATTTTACACCGTTAGGGTTTCAACCATGGGAGAGCCTAGAGGCGCTCCCCCGAGCGCAAACAAACCGGCTCGTTGCTGAGAGCACGCGACAGTCATGCTCGCCGATGCGGTAAACGCAACCGCAATTGTACGGTAACTGACTGACTCAATAAACCACGTCGCGAAACGCGGGTTGTCCACCGCAATAGGGTCAGGCGGGATGATTACTGTGCGTAACCCCGGATTTGGTTCATCCAGGCAGGTTTCACAGACCAGCCAGCCCGTATTGACAAGCGTAGGACCCGCGTATTGCATTTGCGGGCGGAGATTGACGAGGTTGCATTGGTCACCACAACGGTCACATTTGCCGAATGCTCTCGGTCTGTCCGCATCAACTTCGGCTTGACCGTGGGGACGTAACGCCATTACCTAAAATACCCTGCAAAATTCGGAACTATACGGACGGGGACGTCTTCTTCGTCGCGTATGGCGGCGCGCGCAATGCGCTGTTCATATCGGGCGTTGAGTTTGTCCTCTGTCTCTGGACGATAGAACTGAGCCAGGCGCGCCGCAAGTCCTGTTGTGATGGCGTCCAGGAACCGATAGGGCGCATCAAGCGTCGCGCCGTTCGTCAGGTCCACGTCGCCCACCTGTCTGAACGTTTGCAGGTTGAGCACGGGCCCGGCGCTGGCGGCGCCCGGAACTGGCCAGACGGTAACCGTGGGAACGCTCGTCAGGCTGAACCAATAGCTTGTCGGCGGTGCGCTGTGAGTCTTGTTGGGCTGCATGGCGTAGTCAGCGGCGCTGAGCGGGCTCAACGTCCTGTCACGGGCGCTCCCACCCGTGCCAGTCGTGAGGGTGACGACAGGAACCGCCAGCACTTGCGGGCTGAGCGTATAAGCCGCCGTGCCAGCTACGAGCGTCACCGTCGCGGCCTGTAAGGTCCAGCGATGTGGGTTGCGGTTGCTGATGTCGACCATCAACATGTTGGCCTGTAGCGCAGCGTCTTCCAGGTGTTGCGTTGACAGCTCGTGACGCCGTATTTGCAGCATGCCGAAGGCATTTAGCGTAATATCGGCCGCACTCGGATTAAAAGCGTACGTCATCAGGGGTTACCGGCCGTCAATGTAAACGTGGTAATTGAAAATGACCGTCTCGCGCGGATATGATTTTCCAGGTTTTGTTAATAAACCGGTAGTAACCGTATTTGGGAAACTATACCCGCGCGAAAACATCAGACAGGTATCTCCATCCATTCGAGCGACGCCTGGAATGTAGAACCAGGGGCGGCGCTCCCACCTAAGCCAATATACGTGCCGGGGGCGACGCCAACGACGCCGGTAAAGTCGAACGCACTCCAGTTGACACTGGGCGCAGCGGCAGTCGTAGTGGCCGTACCAGCCGTTGTGGCAAGCCCCAGGTCATAGACAAACGTGGGGGCAATGGTCGTGGCCGAAAGCGTGAACCGGGCCCGCGAACCACCGGCAGCGCCAGCGGCGTCACCAATCAGGCCGGGCGAACTGGCGGTCTGCGCGAAGGCGGTAATGGGACCGCCCGAGCCGGTCAGCGAACCGCCCGTGTTGTAAACCGCCGACAGACCGAGCGCGCTTACTGCCGTTGTGCCAGTTGTAGCCACGCCAAGATTAAGCCTGACGAGAATGACATTAACACCACTGCCCTCAGGGTTCCAAAGGCCAAAGACTTGCGCCGTCGCATTATACGCCGGAATAGCAATACCGGCGTACGTTGTTGAACCAATAAAGGTCTTCCGGGCAAGTGTCATTGCCGGCAAAAAACCAGGTTGGAATAGTCCAGCCATATTAAACGCCCAATCCTTGTATCACAGTAAATCTAACCTCACCTGTTAGGGCTGTTAGATTAAGACGTATTGCCGTTACTGCCGTGCTCAGTTTAAAGATACCTGCCGTCGATTGACCTTGCGGAAATGACGAGTCCATTAACCATCGAATATCACTCGGATCTAACGGTTCGTAATCCGTGTGGTTGATATCGTAGACGGTGAACTCGATACCCCAAGAGGCGTCGCCGCTCACAATGTCAACAACTATCGACGCTTCGAACGGTATCTTGAAGTAGTCAAGATTTATTAGGTCCTGACCACCCAGCACGGTAGTTCCGGCTTTATATACATATTGCCGAACGACGCTCATTTGTCATAACCCTTCGCGCGTTCAGCCTTCATGGCTGCGGAGCGCACTCTGGGAGATGGGGACGCCTCGACCTTCTCAATCGAGGCCTTGGTGACCTTGCCGCCGCGCGCTCGCTTGCTCGTGGCGCCATCAATCTGACCCAGGTTGCCACCCTTCCGGGCCTCGGCTTTGACGGCAGCGCCGCCGTCCGCCTTGACGCAGGTGCGACCGCCATTGGCGCGCGCCTCACTATACGGGCTGCTGTCGGCGCTCCCACCTCCCGCAGACGAGAATGGACTTTTAGCCATGTGTCAATCCTCCTTAGCGGATAAGGTTGCCAGAACTGTCGAGCTCAATCCAGCTCATAGAGACGGTGAGCGGCTGACCAGGAGCCACGGGGACACCCACCAGGTGAATGAGGTTGCCTGGCTCCAAAATCAGCTGACCGTTGAAGTCGTGGCGCATGGTCACGTAGCCTGTGCCAGCCGCCGCCGACGCGTTGCCAAAGCCTAGGTGGTAAAAGAAATTCCCGGCAGTGGTGAGCGTGAGAGACGTGGCGAAGCGTACGGAGTTACCACCCGACTTCCCGACGCGCCCGTTATAGACGGTTGCGTCCGTCCATGTGGCGATGGGCAAGCCCGTGGCGAAACTCCCGGTGGTGCTCGTCACCTGGGAAAGCCCAAGAGCGGCCAAAGCTGCCGTCCCGGTCGCCTCCACACCGACATTGATGCTGACAGGCACCATGAGGCGATTAGACCCCAACGGGTTCCAAAGAGCGTATGTGGGTGTTGTGCCGCTGTAAATCGGCACGGTGACACCGGCATAAGTGGTGGGCGCGATGAATGTCGATTGCGCCAGCGTGGAATCGGCCACAAAGTTCGGACTCGATGAAAACAAAGGCATTGTCAGCGCTCCGATGCAAAAAAGATGTAATCGACTGTCATCGTCTTGGCGACTGCTTCGCCGTTCTGAATACCGAACGATGGTGTCAAAGCAGCGGTCGGTAGATTGGTGATAACCGCAGTACCAACAGCGGTGTTATTAATGTAATAGATGACTTTATCTATCCCATTATATTGCCAGCCAACATCAATCCATGTGTCGTTAGCCATTGTCGCAACGGCGCTAGTCGTGGTTGCCGTGGAACCGCCCTCAACAACGAAATTGACTGTGGCCGCTGCGGTCGGTTTGATGAAGAACACGCCGTCACTGACCACAGCAGGCGTGGTGTCCACGTTCTGCAGGCCCATGATAACAATGCTCAGTGTAGCATCGCTCACCTTGAAACGTGCTTTAAACCAAGCACGCTTACCGGCAGTAATCAGACACGGCGCAATGGCCGTGCCAGCATTCTTCCCCTGCCACTGAATAAAGCAACTATCATTCGCTCCACCCGTGTTGGTGATAAGAACCGCGCCGCCATCCACAGATGCGGCAACATAGGTAGGTGTAGAGCCTACGTTCGTCGCCAGCCAATCCGTTCCAGTTGTCCCGACGTTAACCGACGCGAAGTCTTCAAAGAACTGAAAAGACTGTGTGGGGTCCATACGGATATAGTCCCCCAACGTCTCTTCAGCTGCAGCGTTGGTGACACCGTCCCGGAAGTTTGTCGTAACCATAGTAAACTCCCAGTCTAAGATGTGGCAATTTGGCCGTGTACTGCACGGAAGTCCGTATATCCGAAGCCAGCACGTTCACGGTTCTTGACCATGAGAGTATCCGTGGCCTCGTCAACCCACATACTTGTTGCATACGGCACTCGCTGAGTGTGTATCAGACCCTTGATATTGGTCTTGATAAACCACGCGTAGTCGCTCGTGAGGTAACGCATAACCTTGTACTTGCTGATACCGCCAGCAACCTCGGGAATGACGTTCACGTCGTTGTTGGCCGTGCCGGGGCGCAACTCGGTCTTCTGGAGGCGGATGGCCACGTCTTCCAGGTTCACCGGGATAATAAGCAGCTCACCGAACGCGTCAACCAGAATACCCGCCTCGTCACGGAACTTCCTGATGGCCTTCATTCCAGCAATGAGTGAGCTTTCCTGAAGGGCGAGCGGCGTGCTGTTGGTGTTGCTCAGCGTGCCGCTGTCAATCGGATGGTCGGTCGCCAGAAGGGCTTTCCCATCGCCGCCAATGTTACTGTCATACGTGGTGGCGGCGTTGAGGATATTGGCCGCATACGCGTTCCAGAACGCCACCATGGAGTTGTTCAGGCCAAGGTTGGTTGGCCGGAAATTCTCACGATACAGGCCGTCTTCAATGGCCTTCTGGGTCATGGCGTACATAATCGAGGCTTCAACGTGCTCGATATTGTACACGCCACGGTCGCCAGAGTCGTTGTCGGCGTAGCTGGCCTCACCTTCCTGCTTCTGCCGGGCCGCGCCGAGATAGCGCACCTGGAGCGAGCGTTCGATGGCCATCTTTGACACTTTGGTCGTAAAGACGTCCTTCCACTCGGCAGGGACCTTGTCGTATTCGCCAGTAACGTCCATCAAGCCGGGAAGTAACTGGTTTGCAATTGATGCGAGATTAACAGCCATTTACTTAAATCCCCACGGCTTCATAAGGCTCGGATTGCACAACGACGATATTATAGTTTGACGTATCGTCAGTTCCGTTGACGCCCTTGGCGGCGATATTGCTGTACAGGTCAACAACGCGGAACGGGTAGGTGTTCGTCGTGCCGCTACCAGCCGTAACGGTCATGCCCGACTTACCGCGCCCGCCGATAACCGAACCAGTACCTGCAGTCGGCACGACTTTGGTGCCAAGGTGGGTGATGGCGAACGGCAATAAGTACGCCTGCACCAGGAACAGTTGCGGGGGAACGCCCTGAATGGGGATGACCAACGCGTCGATATCGTTGGCGTGGTCGGTCGTCGGCAAGTAGGTGGACCATACTTTACGCCCGAGCGACGTGGACAGGTACTCGAAGGACCGCACAACGCCAATGACGTTGCCGCTACCAGCCGAGCCATACTGGCCCACGTAGCCGGTCCCCAGGTCCTCCACGACGTCACCCGCATAGAGCGCCGTGCCGTAATTGTATGCAACTTTGACGCGACGAAGACCAAAAGTCGCCGCCGCTCCGCCTTGGGCAAAGCCTAAGTGCTTAAACCCAAACGGCGAATTAGTATTTGCCATTTCTATCCTCAATTAAGTAAATGCGAGCGGCGCGCTCACGGTTTTCATTCTGGGATAGGCCCATCGGCGCGATAAGCTTCTCTACCCGTCTTTTGTACTGTCTTCCCACGGTTCTCATAACCCTTGGGAACGCTCAAATCGGAACTACGGCCCATCAAAGCGCCGTATTGCTCGGATGTTTTGCGGCGGTTCTCTTCAAGAGCTTCTTCGGTAAGCTCTTTACGACGTTCCATAAGTACAAGGCCACCGATTTCGATATAGTCTTTGTCGGTTACACCGTAAATCTGGCCCAAACGACTTGATGGCCGAACGTATTCCCAACCGTTGTCCATCATTCTGTTCATTTCCATCGGATCAGGTGCGTTAAAGCAGGTCATCCTGTTCCACTGGTACGTCCATCCCGGCTCCTTAAGGTGCTCAGGGACTTCGAACGGGTCTTCAAAATTGCGGTTACGGCGTTTTACTGTACCGTCGCGGCCCAATACTTCACCTGAGCGCAGTTCCGGGCGAATTTCTTCTCTCGTAGCTCTTGACATTAGCGTATCAACCTATAACCTGGATACTTCCCTTCGGCCAAACCGGCCTGATATTCCATATACTTGGCTGGCGACATACCAAGATCGCGGGCGAGCGCCACAATCTCAGGGGTTGCGCCCGTGGCGGCAGGGGCTTTCCCATCCCCGTTACGGGCGGGAGGCGCGCCGGGCGAACGTCGGCTCTTTACCGCCGGGGTCGCAGGCCTCTGAGCTGGTGTCGACGCCTCAACAGCTTCTTCACCCTCATCCGTCGCATCATAGCCCATATGAGCATCCAGAAACGCATAATAGGCGTCCGTACCAGGCCTCAAACCCTTCAATGCAGCCGTCTGGTCTCCCAGGATGGCCAACTGCTTACGCTTCTCATCGCCGCCGAACACGTCGGCCTTGTGCAGGCGCAACCACTCGCGGTCGCGCGGCTCGGCAAAGTTGGCATCAATGTACGTCTCCACCGGGTCACCGGTCGGCGCCGGCGGAGCGGGCGGGCGCTTGACGGCTTCAACGACTTGCTCGTGGCCGGTCTTGAGCTGGCGGAGCTGGTCACGAGCGTCCGTCAACGCCTCGGTAGCCGCCAGCTCTTCGTCAATGTCGCCTTCGAGCCGGGCCTTGCGGTAGCGCTCCTTGGCGTAGTCGACAGCCGTCTGCGTGACGACCATGGCCTGCTCAATGAGCACCTTGTGGTTCCGGACTTCACCGACTTCGTGCTGTGCAACGCGCGTGCGCAGCTCTTCGGCCCTGGCTTTCTCGGCGGCGGCTTCCGCCCGGGCAGCATCCCGGTCGGCCTCAGCGGCCTTGAACTGCGCCTCAAGCGCGGCGTATGGGTCGGCCTCGGGATCGGGCGTAACGTTCGCCTCTGCCCGATGCAGCTCCAAATCGCCGCCCAAGGGCGACACTAACTCCTGGTCATCTAATTGCATCTGGCGCAGATACTTTCCCGATAATCAAGTGGTCCTTAATAAAGCGACAAGATATCTTATTGATACTGCACTCATGAGTGTCAGCATTGCGATAAAACACCCAGTCGCCAACTACAGGCCGACTACTTTCATTCGGCCAAATCTCGTCATCATTGAACGCTACTTCACCCATCTGGACGATAAGACCAATCTTACCCTGGAAACGTTCCTCGTTCTTGGTCTTATCGGCTAGAAGGATACCACCCTTACTTTTGGCCATAATAGGGGATGTAACCAGCAGCACGTCGTTGCGGTATAGTGTAAGGTCTTTAAGAGCTCCACCAAGCGCTTCCCAAACTACACCTTTAGGGTCTTGCCCGTCTTGGTACTCCAATACTCTCGCTGGTTCAAAACTCGCCATTATCGTCTTCCCGTTTCTTAAGCTCTGCTAACAGTACTGTAAAATCTTCAAAAGCTTTCAGGTAACCTAACCAAAATCGGTAGCTTTCGAAGTCCACGCCTTTGCCAAGTTGCTCAAGCTTTTCTTGACGCAACTTGGCGAGTTCTCTCATTAATCCCCGTTCAAACTGTGGTCTCACTTCGACCTCTTAGCCGCCTCAGTTTTCTGGAGCCGCCCGTCACCACTCCCCGCCCCGGCGGTCATCTTGACAGAGCCGCCAGCGGCGCGTTTCTTCACGGCCCCGCCGCGCTTGGCCTGCATCGGCATCATGGGAGCGCCCCCACCGTTGTCCGCGACCGGCCCGTTCGTAGCGTCCATCGGTGGCATGACGGACTGCTGTGGAGGCTGCGCCGCAGACGCACGGGAAGTGGACGCCTGCGGCGCAGATGACGGCGCGCTGCCAGTCAATGCCTTTAACTTTGATGCGCGCGAGACTTTCGCGGCAGCTCTAATGTGTTTCATGAAATAGAACCTTGTGCTTCTGGATGGACTGCAAGCGAGTGTGCGATATCCAGTGACTTCTCTTGAATTTTGGCGGCGCGATTTGCTTCAGCGTCGTGAGCACGTTGCTGAATATCCATCACCTTAATCTGGCGGTTCGCTTCAGCATCCTGCATCTTCATTTGCGCAAGGCTTACAGCACTCTCGTTCTTCATCTTGTCGCTGGCGAGCCGCTGCATGGTGAGCTGCTGCATGGCGCTGACCTCATCGGACTGCGGCACGCCCTGTGCCTGCACGTTCGGGTCACTCATGAACCGGTCAGGGCTCCCCCATCCCAAGGTCCGCAGGATTTCCTCTTCAACCGCTCGCGCGTTGTACAGGTCCGGCTTGGCGTCGCAGCGCTGGGCCAGAGCCGCGGTCCGTGCCAGGCGATGCATGTGGCTCGGCGTATTCGGGTCGGCGCGCGGTGACAAGGTGAAGTCACTCAGCGCCTGTATGATGGCGTCGGCATTGTCGGGGCGCGTGCGGCCACGCCAGAGCGCTTCAGGGTCTTCCTGTAGCAGCTCGCGCAGCATCACAAATTCTTCGGCCTGGGCGGTATGCAAGCGCTTGTGCGCTGCGGCCATGATTTTGGTGGCTTGCTCGATAAGGGCTAGCGTCGTGCCAACAGGTGCGTCCTGACGCCCCTCACCTATCTGCGCCTCAGCTGTCCCACCGAGCCGTTGCCCCGTCTGGGCCATGCTGTCCACCAGCTGCATAAAGGCTGGGTTGAGCTGGGGGTATGGCACGGGCATGACGCTATCGCTCAGCTTGCCCTCGATGCTGTCGATGGCGATACCTTCGCCCGGATTGGCGCGGAATATCGGCTTGTCGTTCTTCGTCCCGCCCTTCTTGTACAACCAGACCGGGAAGTTGTTGAACATCCCATTATCCAGCATGATACGCCAAGCAGCGGTGAGCGCGCTTTCGGTATTGCCGAGTATATGGTTGAAGCCGGAGGGCCAGAAGCCAAACATAGGGATGAACGGATACATGACAAAGTTGCGCAGTTTCTTGCAATCCTCGTCTTCCTCGTCATAGTTCGGCACAATGGCCAGAACCTTCTGAGAAGATTTGTCAACCGTTACTTTATAGGGAATGGGTAAGCCCGTAGCTTTCCCATCTTTCTTATGTTCGTGGCCGCTGATATCAAGGTCTATATAGCATTCATACAGCGTATAGTTGGTGTCTTGTGGGCGCATGCCGGTTTTGGCGACACCCTGCATGCTCGAAACCTTGAGGGCTACTGTGTCCAGCTCTTCGACCGGGTCTTGCAGGGACACGTCGCGGTAGACGCCCGCCAGCTGCATGCGGCGGAGGGTGTTGCGAGACATTTCAATGCGGTGCGTAACGCGGTTCGCCCCCATGAGGTCAGTGGCGTTGTTGGAGACAATCAAGTCCTTGGCGTCTATCGCCTCGATGACGGGGCGCTTACGGATAGGGCAATGGTAGCCTTTCTTGAAGCCAGCGCCACCGGCGAATGTCTGAAAGAGCATCCTGTCCGTGTCCGGCACGTACTCCGTGGCCACGTCCGTCAAATACGTGTTGCAGGCGTCCTCAAGCAGGCCGGACAGCTCATCGTCGCTGTCCTCAACCTTGACAGGCCCCTCAGCCGGTAGGAGCTCTCCCAGTGCGTTGGACTGCGCGCGTATGCAGGCTTCCAGCAACAGCGGGTGACGCACGGTCGATATGCCCGCGAGCCCGCCGGCGGACACGGCGCCCACCAGGTCCGTACGCAAGCCGAGCTGCTCAATGGCGCGCGCGCGTTTGGCGAGCCACTGGGCGCGCGACCGCTCGTCTTCCTCGACGCCCTCGACGACTTCCAGGGCTATGCGCACCAGCTCCGCAGCATCCAATTTTTCAGCCAGGTTGGTGGACAGTTCCGGGCCGTCGTCGTCGGCCTCGACGGAGGGGTCGGCGTCGTAAATGAGCGCACCGCCCTCAGGCGTCGCTTCAATCCACTTGCCTGTGGTTGGGTCGTATTCAGCCATTGCGCGCGGTCTCCCCTGCGACACGTTGCCACACTGGTTGCACGCGCGCAATAAAAAAACCCGCCGGGTGGCGGGTCTCTCTTGACAGGTTATGAGCGCTGGGAGGGATCTGTGTCAAGCCCCGCCCCATCTGAGTTCAGTTTCGCCGTCTTGATACAGTCGTTCTGAGCCGTGTCGTAGTCACCTTCAATTATAGCAAGGCTTTCCCACCCGTCACCCGGCCCGTAAACGTCTTTCAGATAGATTGTTGCTTGCGTTTCGTCAGAGAATGTCAGAGTTAGTGTATTATAACCGTCACACTCCGCCACTGTGCACGGCTCAACTTTGGCAATCGTCTTTCCCGTCAATATCCGAACAGCTTCATTTCCAAAATGCTTATCCATAGTCTTGCTCCATTGAGTTGAGTTAGAAAACCTGCGTACACTCTTATTCGCTATCAACTAGCTCGGCGGTTTGTGAACCAAACAACGCCTTGATATGTTTTT